TCTACGTTCAGACTAACCCTGATGATCGGATTTACTTCTACAAAGATGGCTGGCAGCAGATCAAGTTTCCTCCCGACCAGTGGAACCCGTATAACTCTGAGAGTTGGTGGTTTGAGGCTTATGCAGGCAGGCTGATTCTCTTTCCTTCGTCGCTTACACATATGGTTCCTGAAGTCAAAGGCGAGGACACAAGAATCTCACTCAGTTTTAATACCTTTCCTGTCGGTGTCGTAGGGGAAGAAATGGATTTAACCGGATTGAAATTGGAGGCATGATGGGCCATTACGCGAAGATTGACGAGAACAATGTTGTTACTCAGGTTGTGGTTGTTGACAACAAGGATATGGCAGATGCTTTCGGTGTTGAGAAAGAACACATCGGTGCTGCCCATCTTGAGAAGATTCTTGGTGGAACGTGGAAGCAGACAAGTTATAACGGCAACATGCGTAAGAACTACGCGGGGATTGGTTATACCTACCGAGCAGACATTGACGCTTTCGTAGCACCAAAACCATTTGCTAGCTGGTTGTTAAACGCTAATGCTCAGTGGGAAGCTCCAGTAGCGATGCCTACAGACGGTAAGATGTACACATGGGATGAAGCAACGACAAGTTGGGTTGAGATTCAATCTTAAGGCGACGATGTGTACGGTATCAATTCATTCTCAGCAGCGCCATTCAGCGATACCGGCACTCCGGTTATTCCGAGTGTTAACAATGTCATTGCTGAATCTGCTATCGGCTCTGATGCTTTATCAAGCCTAGCTAATTTACAAGCTGTAGCTAATGAATCTGCTAACGCATCTGACGCGTTAGTTAGTACCAACGTATTACAAGCCTCTGTTTCTGAATCTGCATCGGTTTCCGACGCTAATGTTGGCACTGACTTTGTTGTTAGTTATCTAGTTGTTGGTGGCGGCGGGGGCGGTGGTTCTAGAAACGCATCAGGCGGCGGTGCAGGTGGTGTTGTAGAGGTTCTTTCCTCTGCCGCTTTTGATCTAAATACTTCCTACACGGTCACTATTGGTCAAGGTGGCGCGGGGCAGTTATATGGATCTCCGTATACCTTAGCTCAGGCCGGCGGAAATTCTCAACTTGCTTCAGTCATTGCTTATGGCGGGGGCCGTGGCGCTGGTTATTCTGTAGATCCTCCTCTTGTTTCTGCTACAAACGGCGGTTCTGGTGCTAGCGGTGGAGGCGGGGTAAGTTTTTCAGGCACAGGAGGTTCTGGCACACAAGGTTACTCAGGCGGCAACGGATCGGGCACTGGTTTAGGTCAAGGGGGCGGTGGCGGCGGTGCGGGTGGCCCCGGTGGTAGTTCAGTAAGTACACCCACATCTATAGGCGGCGCTGGTGGTACAGGTGTTCTATCTGTCATCACTGGTTCGTATTACGGCGGTGGTGGCGGGGGATTTCCCACAGGAGCCGGTGGTTTAGGTGGAGGCGGAAGTGGGCGTGGGCCTTCTACTCCTGCCGGAACAGGCGGCGCAGCCAACACTGGAGGCGGGGCAGGCGGCGGCGGGACAACGACTACCTCAAATGGCAATCAAGGTGGATCTGGCGTTATTGTCCTTAAGATTAAGGATGCTTACACAGCCACTTTCTCTGGCGTTTCTTCATCCGTTGTTTCTTTAGGTGGCTTTAATACCTACACCATAACAAGTGGCAGCGGCACAGTCACTTTTGCAGAAAGCGGCTTCCAATCATCTATAAGCGAGAGCGCAAGCGGCTCAGACAGTACAAGTAGCGATCAAATCAAGGCTGGCTTTAGTGATGAAACCGCATCTGGCTCGGATGTTGTCGCTCCCACTCAAAATCTATTTGTTTCTGTCAATGAGAGCGCGACGGGTTCAGATGCTGTCGTTTCTCTCTTAAATGCAATATCTGAAATAAATGAATCATCTGCAATTGCCGATCAAGTTTCTGGCGGTGCAAATCACTTACTTGATATTGTCGAAAGTGCTTCAGGCTCAGATGTTGCTGACAGCGAGCAAGTCAAAGCGGCATCTATTTCAGAAACATCGACTGCCAGCGACAGCGAGAGTTCCGAGCAGACGTTATCTGCGGTGTTGTCTGAATCGTCTACCGCTCAAGACTCAGTAAATGTTATTGCTGATCTTGAAGCTAGCATCAGTGATTCCGCGATTATTTTTGACTCTACGGGCTTAGATGACAAGGTTGATGAGTTTGCTATTGCTAGTGACAGCATCAGTTCCAATCAAGGGTTTGGTTCTTTAGTTACTGATTCTGCTACTGCGTCGGATGCAGTCTCTTCAGGCAGTGTGGTGCAAGCTGATGTCAATGAATCTGCAAGCGCGAGTGATGCAAATCAAGGGTCGATTGCTTACTTTGCTGCGGTATTGGAAAGTGCCACCGCTCAGGAATTGTCGAGTTCAGACAAAGTGATTCTTGCAAGCATTTCTGAGGCTTGCTCAGTCAGCGATCAGATCATTACAATTTGTGCATTTGATACGGTAACCATAGAATCCTGCACAATTGTTTCGTCTGCAATCAGCGATGGCGTAACGCCTTCACAAAGTTTCTTACTGTTCTTCGTTTAGGTCGAAAATGGACTCTCAGACTCTCATTAACGGTCTTTTTGGCATTCTGTGCGCTGTGGCGGGATGGTTTTTTCGTGTCCTTTGGGAGGCGCAGAAAGAGCTTCAGAAAGACTTAGGTGATTTGGAGAAGGGTTTACCCCATACTTACGTCTTAAAAATCGACTACCAGCAAGACATCAACGACATCAAAATCATGCTCGGCAAGATCTTTGACAAGCTGGATGGCAAAGTCGACAAATGAGTTTTGAGTCAGCCTTTGACAAGATGATTCAGGACGAAGGTGGCTATGTCCTGCATAAAGTAAAAGGCGACACTGGCGGTTTAACCTACGCAGGGATTGCGAGAAACAAGAACCCGCACTGGCCGGGATGGGGTTTTATCGACAGAGACGAAACCCCACCAACTCAAATGGTCAGGGACTTTTACAAGTCAGAGTTCTGGGATCGCATACAAGGCGACCAACTGAATCCTGTCGTTGCTTCTTCTATCTTTAACTTCGCGGTGAATGCTGGTGTATCTGTGGCTTCCAAACTAGCGCAGATATGCGTTAAAACCGCCCCAGACGGCGTTATCGGCCCTAAGTCCATACAAGCCCTCAACCAAATGAACGAAGAGCTTTTTGTGGCTTCCTATGCCCTTGCAAAGATCGCTAGGTATCGGGACATTGTGATGAGAGACCGAAGTCAGATTAAGTTTCTTTTAGGCTGGATCAATCGAGCGCTCAAGCTGTGAACATCCTCGGTATCTCCTCTGTCGTTGAGTCCGTCGGAAAGGTTATCGGCGACCTTCACACGTCCGATAAAGAACGGATGGAACTTGAGCTTGAGGCAAAAAGAATAGATCAGGCTGTCGACCTCGGTCAGATGGAAGTTAATAAGGTTGAGGCTGCTAATCAGAATCTCTTTGTGGCCGGTTGGAGGCCCGCTATCGGTTGGGTTGGTGCTGGCGCGATGGCCTACCAGTTCCTTCTTTACCCTTTACTTGTCTGGGCGTGGGTCTGGCTGCAAGCTGAGGGTTATGTTCCCAAAGAAGTAAAGCCTCCTCCTATGCTGGATACAGAGGCTCTGTGGGTTATTTTGAGCGGGATGTTGGGGATTGCTGGCATGAGGAGTTTCGAGCGCGTTAAGGGCGTAGTGCCGCCTGCAAAGTCTTAAGTTTTTTTATTTTATATACTACGTTTTTAACATCGTAGGCCTGAATTGATAGCATTTCAGCTACTTTTTTTGGCGAACCATATTTTTCATAGTTGTTGATGATTTGCACTCTAATATCATCAGTCAATTTTGATTTGGTAGAGTTTCTTGCCTGTTGCTCTTTAGTTGCCCATCGACAATTTTCTTTGCGATAAGGACCATCGTTATTTATTCTGTCTAATGTCAAACCAATAGGCCTCGGACTCATATCGGCAATAAAGTTCCTTATGTCATGCCATTGTTCGCATACATAAACACCTCTTCCACCGTAGTTTTTATACTTGTGATGATGTGTTTTATAACATCTTGCCATCATTGAGTGCCATACCGGATAAAGCTCATGATTCCAACACCCGTGTTTAGTATTTGTTTTTGCCGCTTTGGAAATGCCTTTTGATGTATCAAGGACAACGTGTGGGTTTCCGTGTCTATACCAGCGCAAATAATGCTTTTTACAAAAGCCTCTTGCCGTAACGAATGACTGACAATTTTCTATTTTGCAAATATTCATACATTAAGAATACATCATTTTCGTACTTTAGAAAAGTGTAGCTCGGTAAGTTTCCGCTTCACCATTTCCCCAACCTCGTCCCCGTGATGTTTCGCAATCTTTTCTATCAGCGGTAGCCGAGCCGCACGAGGCTTCGATAAAAGCCAGTTAGCCCAATCCGCAACGACATACGGCATAGCAGCTTCATAAGCCTGCGTAATCTCCGATCTATCACTGGACTTCACCGCTTTGATGATCTCCAGCCATTGACCACGCTCTAAAGGCCCGATGCTTTTCAATGGTGTCTGGGCATTCTGTGGAGGGAGGTCTCCAGCCGTGTTCGCGCCAGATTTCCTCGACGGGTCTGAAGGTTCGTGGGGATCGTTGGCTTTCAATCAATTCCTTCCAGTTCATAGCTTCTCCATCAAATTATCTACTTCAGTTAGAAAATTAACAACGTCAGTCTCTAGGCTTTTAATATCCTCTTCAGGCGGCTCAAAACGCACTACAAAGAGCTGTAGTCTTTCGGGCAGTCTAGGATCAAACGAAACGAAATCGACCCACCTGCGACCCGTACAAGCCATCTGTGCCATCATTTGATTCTTGTAAGTTGTCGGCACTTCTCCCGCGGTTAAATAAGAGATATGCGTCGAGGTCTTAGGACACTTTATTTCTATAAGCCCATCCTCGACTAGACCATCAGGGCTTGCAGCGAAATAAGGGATTGTCGGGTGATCGACGATAGCGATTTGTTCTACCCAGCGACCCGTCTTTATTTGATACGCGGCTCTTGCAAGCGGTTCGTTCAGTGTTCCCCACTCCATATAAGAGTTTGTGAATGTCTCGGCTACGGTCCCTGTCAGTCTTTCTGCAAGGATGTCTGCGATGTAGTTCGCTCGTGTAGCTGTTCCCTTTTTAGCTCGCGCATCTGAAACACGGGAAGCTGTCACCTTCCCTAGTCTTGCAAGCCTCCACTCCTCGGTTCCCTGTTCCATCAGAATGCGATCTCGTCATCGTCGTCTTTTCGACTTTTCTGCCCGAGCATCTGGAGAGTCTCAGCAATGATCTCGGTGGTGTACTTGTCGACACCTTGTTTGTCCGTCCACTTCCGAGTTTGAAGCCTTCCTTCTATGTACAACGGCTTTCCTTTTTGAACGTACTTCTCGATGATCTCGGCGAGCTTTCCATAGGCAACAACACGATGCCACTCGGTTTCTTCTTGCGGCTCGCCCTGTTTGTTCTTCCAGCGATTAGTTGTCGCCAACGTGAGATTCGCTAGAGCCGTTCCCGCTTCGGTATATCTACATTCAGGGTCTTTGCCTACGTTACCAATCAAGATCACTTTATTTACTGATGACATCTAAGATTCCTTTTTCAAATAACCAACCAATCGTCTTTCTGTGAGCTTCTTCCCACGCTTGCCTTTTCTCTTCTTTCCCTGCGCCTCCTTGATCTATCTGCATGTGGCATCTGTAGCAGAGCGCAGCGACCCGAAAGTCATGTGCCTTGATACCGGTTCCTTTACCGTCTTTCTGTTGATTAGAGTGAGCCGCGACCACCGTTCCATCCTCGACACCACAGAGACCACAAGGAAGTTCCCTGCAAGCCTCAAGTAGTTTCTTAGATCGCCAGTTCACGCAGTGTTCCTGATGTCTGCTCTCAGATTAGCTTGCTCAGACCTCCAGATCTCGATCCTTGCTTGCGCTGCGATCAGGTCCCACCGTAACTTCTCTTCGATCTCGACGGCTTGCTTAAGCCCGTGTAAGAGTTCTAAATACTCTGGGTGAGCGTAAGCGTCTCTTTCCTGAGCACCTAAAGCTGACTCAAGACTAGCCTTCATCAGGATGGCTTTCTTAGACTTCCTGAACTCTTCTAAATAGACCCGTTGAGCTTTAGCATCGGCGAACTGCCGAGCGTTTTTTAAGATGTAGTCGACGGCTTTGTGAGGGTCTTTCATACGTCTACAAACTGATGAATAGGTATATAAATACAAGGAACAACATCATCAGGATCTCCTCTATCTGTACGACCTCCGGGTAGGATTGGATAACCAACACGAAACGTCCAATACTTCATTGTGTCAGTCCACTGGACAACAAGAACAACCGATCTTTGCGAAGCGTTTTGGATGCTGATGGCAGATCGTAACTTTGCGAAATCCAGCATATAAGTGTTGTAATCAGTCGACTTACAGTTTCTTATTTTTACCTCCACCCATCTGACCAGCTGGCCGTTCTGATAAGCGGCAAAGTCCATTTCGTAGAATTTGGGAAGTCGGTAAATGTCGTAGTTAAAGCGATCAGCAAACGTTTGCGCTACGGCTAACTCTCGCTTTCGATCAAGTTCAGTTTCGTAGACGGGTCTCACAGTTTTAACTCCAGTTTTCGTTTATCTTTTGCCGCTTCAATCAACTTAATCTTTTCAATTGAGTTTTTGTATTTCTTAACAGCATCAGAGAATTCTTGCCTGAGCGTGTCCTTGCTTGCTTTTGCAATCTTCTCAAGATCCTTGTCGAAGTTGGATTCGGACATTACTTCGTGGGTTTGATTCTCACTGTCGTTATCGCCCTCTGTTGGGATGCAAAAGGCCTGCATGAGAGCGTACTTGTAAGCCGCTGACATTGCTTTGTTAGTTGCCTTATCACCAGAGTCCATAGCCTCGCCAATCGTCGATATAACGTGGCTAGAGCCATCTTCGCCGGAGACTAAAGCAAACTCCATCGAGACCGTGACGTAGAACAAAGCAGTCCCAGACTTGTTGACACGCTCGACAACCTGACGGTCTGTAACGCGAGGAAGGATGCACAGCTTATGCTCCGCAAGGATTGGAGCCATTGCGTTATATACATCGTCAATACCGCGAAACTGGTATCTCTGAGCTTCGTTAGTCCTCTGTTTGGCAATCCCTGCTTTGGAGATCGCACTCATCACTTTGCTTATTGCTTCGTAAACTTTCTGCATATCGTTTTATCCTGTAAAAACGTTCTATCTTATGAAAAGGAACATCATCGTCCCAAACAAAATCCCAAAAACTATCGCTGTCAGCCAGTCTAGCAATGAGCTCATCTTCTTCTCTTTCTCTATCGTGTTCATATAGCATCCTGTCAAAATAATAATCTTCGTTCATGTTTTACCTCGTTTCACGACTATATACGCCCTAAAACACAACGCTACAGCCAGCAGACGAAAGGAAGGTTTTACACGATGAGCGGCAAATCACCAACGCAACGAAGCCTAGAAAAACTCAGGCAAAACGGTTATCTCTGTCAGATCGTCGAGAAGTGGAACCCACATGCTCGCATCAGACAGGACCTATTCGGGATCGGCGACATCCTAGCTATCAGGGACACTGAGACGCTGCTGGTGCAGACAACTTCCAGAGGGAATGTCAACGCAAGGATAAGGAAGATTGAGGAATCGGAGCATCTGCCAGCGATCCTTAAGGCAGGATGGAAGATCGAGGTCCACGGTTGGGGCAAGTTAAAAGCCGGGTGGACTTGCAAGGTGTTTGAATTCTGATTTAGACTCAAGGTTGTTTTATCGCATCGGCTAGGTTAGCTACCGAAAAGCAGACTCTTCACCTGCCTGCCGTTTGCACCTCATCAGTGAAGATGACTTTTTGAAGGAAAGTCTTATGCAGATCAAGAACTGGTCGAAGTTTCAGCATTTTCGCGACCGCAAACCACCGTGGATCAAGCTCTATCGTGACATTCTTGACGATAGGGAGTGGCATAACCTTGAGCCAAAAGCCGCCAAAACGCTTGTCATGCTTTGGGTTATAGCTAGCGAGGACGATGGTCGTTTGCCCGACGAAGAAACCTTAGCTTTTAGGCTTAGATTGTCCATTCAGCAGCTGAGAAATGACATTTCAAGGCTAGATCATTGGTTGGTACGAGATGATATCGACTTGATATCAAGTGAATATCAACATGATGCTCTAGAGAGAGAGACAGAGAAAGAGACAGAGAGAGAGGCAAAGAAACTCCCCAAAGCTACGCGTCTGCCCGAAGATTGGATGCCGAGTGCAGACGATCTGGCTTTTATGGCAAAGGAAAGACCGGATCTAAATCCACAGCACGTCATTTTTAGTTTCAAGGCATATTGGCTGGAGAAGAAAGGCCGAGATGCGGAGAAAAGGGATTGGTCACGAGCTTTCAAGAATTGGGTGCTTAGAGAAAAGCGTGGCAATGTAGTTCAAGTCAGCAGCCCTTCAAACATGAACGATCTAAATCGGAGGGCAACGTAATGAAAGGCCACGACTTTGTCAACAACCTCCAGCTTGCAGGCAAACCACCTAAAGCTGTTTTTATCGACTTTGTTGGACAACCGGACGATGACCCGGATTACCCTGTTGTTGTCGTCGATGCTAAAGACCGAGACTTTAGGTGGGTCAGAGGACTACGGGTGCATGTCAATGGAGGAGATCCTGACCACGTTCACCTTATCTTGCAAGCTCTGAAAATATATGCGCCCGCGCGAGTCATCGCCAATTACGGCCCCGGCTTGTACTGGGACTCGGAGGTGGACGCATGATCCTTGAAAACCTCGATTACAAGGCGTGGTACGAGCAGATGGAAGCATCTGTGAAAGTCAGGCCTGCTCAAGATTGTATGGACGATCTCATTGAGGAGATGAGGAATCCATCTGAAGAGCCCAACATTGTCATGCCGTTTGCGAAACTTGCGGACAAGTTCACCTACAGGCTCGGTGAGGTCACGGTTCTTGCAGGGCAGAACGGATCTGGCAAAAGCCTGCTTGCAGGGCAGATCGCTCTGCACCTGATCCATCAAAATCAAAAGGTAGTCATTGCTTCGTTTGAGATGAAACCCGTTCGGACACTCAAGCGGATGGTCAGGCAGTGGTCGCGGATGTCGTTTCCCACAATGCAGGCCCACGAGAAGTTTAAGGAATGGGTCAAAGACCGACTCTGGTTCTACGACGTACAGGGAACTGTAAGCCCGCATCAAGTTCTAGGGGTCGGTGTTTACTGCAAGACGATGTTGGGTTGCCAGCATTACTTCATTGACAGCCTAATGAAGTGCGTGAGAGGCGAGGACGATTACAACGCACAGAAAAATTTTACAGACGAGCTGTGCGGTCTTGCGCGAGATCAGAATATTCACATTCATTTGGTCCACCATATCAGGAAACAGTCGGATGACAACAGAACACCCTCTAAAAACGATTTAAAGGGGTCTGGGAGCGTCGCAGATCAAGTGGACAACGTAATCCTCATGCACAGAAATAAATCGAAGGAGCGCGATTTTGAGGCCAATGGTGTAGTGGATCATTCCATCCCTGATGCCTTCCTATCTTTTGAGAAGCAAAGGAATGGTGAATGGGAGGGCGTTGCGAAGCTCTGGTTCGACAGACAGAGCCAGCAGTACGTTCAGGAAGTTGGGGGATTGCCTACCGAATATCAGCCCAAATCAGCCGACCATCGGTAAACGCTTTGCGGGAAAAAGCAGGCTTACGACAATGGAATTTTACGGAGGCGATATGAATGAACCAACGAAAAAGCTAGCAAAACACCCTAGCTGGCCTTTTAAGCAGACGTTAGTTAAGAGCAAGTGGGTAAAGAAAAACAAAGTCACAAAGCGCGACATTTTGAAAACTATTGAGGAGTCACCATTTTGAACCACACGGAATTAGTTACTGCACTTGCAAAGCCCGGATCAGACATTCTTGACGATTTGAGCCCGGATCAAGCCTTTGTGCTCCACATGACCATCGGAGTCTCTGGGGAGTCTGGGGAACTGTTAGACGCAATCAAGAAGTGGGCGATCTACCAAAAACCCTTAGACATTGACAATGTCATTGAGGAACTGGGCGACATTGAGTTCTATCTTGAGGGCATTCGACAAAAGCTCGGCCTTAACAGAAACAGAATCCTTGAGCACAATATCGAGAAACTAAAAAGGCGCTACGGCACGAAATACACAAATGAGGCAGCACAAAGGAGAGCAGATAAATGAGTCTTACGAGGCTTCAGAAACAGGCAAAGATTGATCGTGGATTAGCCTGTCTTAAATATATGCAGAAACGAATAAGCCCGGTGACGGTGAAAGAGCTGGCCGAGAAGATGAAGATAAGCCCTAAGTTAATTCAAAACGCGCTAATGCCTTTACTAGCCGAGGGCAAGATCACAAGAAGGCTGCTGTCGCATCAATCCTCGGTCGCTAAGAAGATTGGCAGGGCATACGGTTACAACGCAGTCGAAATCAAGTTACAAAACAGAAACAAACCTTTCCTTTGGAATAACCCTTTTGGAATTCAACATGAAAAAACAAGAACCGAAACAAGAGCGTGATTGGGTCAAGGTGTATCTCTACGAGAAGATCACCATCGTCCCCCACTACATCAAGAAGAACGTCTATGTGCTTCCCGGCGGACGTGAGATCAACGAAGAGACATTAGTGGACGCTGGCGCATTTCAAGCAGCGACGTACTTATGGCCGAGATAACTTGCAAAACCCATCCAGATGCACCGCATGGCTTTGATCGCAACGCTTCACATAATGCTGATCGGTATGTGTGTGAGTGCGAGAACTGGGAACCAAAGCCTGTGGCGCATGTTTATCGGATTGAAGCAAACGGTAGACCTTGTGTCGCATGGGACGACGCAAGTGAAATTAAGGTTGGTGCAAAACTTTATGCTGCACCCCGTGAATGGGTCAGTCTGACGGATCACGAAGTTTGGGAAGCGATCGATGACGTGCTTGAGGGTGGTGGTTGGCTAGATGTAGCGAGAGTACTTGAGCAGGCTTTTAAGGAGAAGAACACATGAACGGCGCTGAAATCCAGAGAATGGCGCATAACTTAGGGCTTGTTCACCACACAGATCAGGTCAAATGGTTAGTCCGTCAGATCCTAAAAAAACACAAACCGCTGACCAAAACCGAGAAGATCTACTTAGCCCACCTTACGAAGCCTTATTCGCTTATCGAGTTATCAAAGCACTTCGGCTGCACCACTGAAGGCGCAAGAAAACACCTAAAAGCTCTGATGGCAAAAGGTCTTGTCGATAGGGAGACTCGGTACAAATGGACGGAGGGTAGGCATGGGGCATGGGCGTGGTACTACTTCAAAAAATGAAAGACTACACCGCAGGGCATACGGTCTGGATGACACCCAAAGACAAGACACCACCGTTGGGATCTAAGATGCTTTTACTTAACCCCGGTGGAGTTTGTGTCATCGGTCATTGGTCAGATTGGGCAGTAGCGTGGGCTCCGCTTCCTAAAGTACCTGAGCATATAAAGGAGTTACTGTGAACGACCCGATAAACCCAAAGCACTACAAATCTCATCCATCAGGCATAGAGGTGATCGAGATTACCGAGCACATGAATTTCTGTTTGGGTAATGCAATCAAGTACATCCTACGAGCAGGTTTGAAGTCTCAAGATGCAACCGAGGATCTCAAGAAAGCAGTCTGGTACATCAACCGAGAAATAGAAAGGATCAACAATGGATCTCAAGAAAGCAGCAAGACAAGCCTACATAAACAGTCTGACTCAAGACCTAACTGATTGGGACAAGCTAGAGCTCCAATTACAAGAGATCGAAGAATTGACCGCCGAATTACAACAGCGTAGTGAGGATCTGTTGAGACTAACCGAGGCATTCAAAAAGGGCCTTGATTCAGCAGAATGACCGACTTACAATAAATCGGACTCCTCCCTGTTGGTTAGCCCTCGCAATGAGGGCATTTTTTTAGGCAACGCAATGAAAAAGCACTTTCTGGAAGCCTTGCGAGCAGAGAAACCGGCTAAATACCCCGGCGATTTCATTATGTGCCTACTCCACGGTGTCACCAACGCACACATCCTGCACCTACAATCTAAGTCGTATGCCGAGCACAAGGCTTTAGGCTCTTATTACGATGATCTGGGTGACTTAGTCGATTCAGTGGTCGAGCAGTATCAAGGTCTGGAGGCTAAGATCCTTAACTACCCGGTTGAGTACAGAGCACCAGCAGAGTCAGCCATAGCTGAGCTTGAGTACATGCTTGAGTATGTAAGGGTTTACCGAAGCTCAATGGGTGATGACTCAGCCATTCAGAACAGCATCGACGAGATCGTTGCGCTCATGCAGTCAACGCTTTACAAACTCAGATTCCTAAAGTAATGCCCTACAAAAAGACATCAAAGGGATGGTATTGGGGAAGCAAGGGACCATTCCCCACCCTACAAAAGGCTCAGTCTGTAGCAAGAGCAACATACGCATCAGGATATAAAGATGCCGCGAACACCGAAGCAAACAACCTGTCGAGAGTTAGGTTGCAAGAATCCAAAGGTCAACGGCTCGACATTCTGCAATGACCACGGCGGTTCACTCACGGAAACCAGACGATCATTCAACAAGCTGTACAACACAAAACAATGGAAGCAATTTAGACAGATTCAGCTATCAAAGCACCCGATCTGCGCTCGATGTCAAAGCCTAGGAAAGATCGCACCAGCGCATCACGTTGATCACATCATCCCGCACAAGCAAGACAGGGACAAATGGATGGGCAACCGATTTCAGTCTCTTTGTCACGAGTGCCACTCCATAAAAACAGGGCTTGAAAAGAAAGGCGAAGCTCACGATTATGTGAGGGGCGAGATCATCCCGTTATAATAAATTTAATAAGTTAAATAAAATCGACACTACGCAAGCG